CGCCAACAAAAAGAACAGGTATACGGTAGTCACGATCAGTTGCTTTTTCATAGGCTCGCTGCCACCAGAATAGCCAGCACCAGCGCCGCTCCGGCAACCACCGCCAGTTGTACCCGCTGGGCCACCGCCTGCGCCTGCTGTACCCGGCGGCGGTAGGCCCGGTAGCTGTACGCCTTTGCGCGCCTGTCGCGCTCATTTTGGGTCTCGCTCATACCATTCCCCTCCCCTGCACGATGGCCTTTGCCACCAAATCTGTCTCATAGCCCCGCTTGCGAGGCCCCATGCGGATTGCGGGGATATCATGCTCCGCCGCCCAGCGGTCGCCGCTGGATGCCCGCGGGCAGTAGCCTACCTCCCGCGCCACATCTGTGGAGGACATGATTCCACCGTGGCGTTCAAACATTAGCCGCCGTTTCTCAGCAATCGCACGGCTGATTGCGCTCTGTGCGTTCATTTGCGTTCTCCTCCTTCCCATGTAACCGCTCATGCTCGTCCCAAGTCATCCCATAATAGGCCCGGCATAGGTCGTCCATGACGCGGCGTGCATTGGTGAAGCGGTTCTCAATCTCCCGCTTCGTGCTGCTCTCGTTGAGCTGTCCATCTTTGGTCATAAAAAATCCTCCAATCTTGCCAGAGGCCGGAGGATGTGATATACTGTCTCCGATACCTCGTAGCGTGCTTACGTGGTGTCATGCCCTCGTCGGTGTGTCCGCACCGGCGGGGGCGCTTTTTGTTGTGCTCTTAAATTTATGAAACAAGGAAATGCATTGCTATCCAAAAAATCGTTATTGCGGAAAGCACAGAAACCGTTGTCGCATTTATTTCCTCATCAAAGAACCAACAAATAAATATGTACCCTGCTTCAAGCGCCGCAAAAGCTAAAGCTATCCATTGGAACATCCCCGGCCCCCAGTTTCGTAATCGAGGTATTTGTTTCCAAAGATATCTATCGTATAGTTCTTAGCAATTTCATCTTGATTCCGCTGGCTTTGTAGTGTAAGTACGAGGTCAGCAATTTCTTTAGCATCAGCCTCAATGATGATCTTCACCCCACTTACCTCCTTCCCCGCCCCGTCAGGGGCGGGCTTTATTGTCCGGTTTATTGGACTTGCTCTTTGGTATCATGCTCGCTGAGAAGATCATCAACAGTGACACCATATAATCGAGCAATCTCAAGAAGTCTTTTGGCGTTTGGCCTAGTTACTCCGGTTTCCCATTGGTATACTGCGGCATCTGATACACCTATATTTTTCATAACTTGACTCACAGACAGCCCTGCCGAGATACGCGCATCACGGAACCCCATTTTTTCACCTCCGAACACTAAGTTTTACTTGACAATCCGATAGACTTAGCTTAATATAGGAAGTGCCAACAACTTATATTATGCAAAGCCCGATTTTGCGTGGGCTAGGTTTTTCTTTGCCCTCGCTTCAAAAACTAGTATATACTAAGTTTTTCTGATTGTCAAGAATAAGTTAGTGTTTGCTAGGCGGCGTTTTTACCAAACTGGAGGAGAGTATTATGGGTAATTCGCCAATCGTCAGCAGAATCAACGGTTTGCTCGCTGAGAAAGGGATTTCAAAACGAGACTTCTATCAAGATTGTGGAATAACTTCCGCGTCCTACTCTTTATGGAATACTGGAAAAACAACTCCAAGAATGAAGAACTTAGAAGTCATAGCCGATTATCTTGAAACAACAACGGATTATTTGTTGACCGGACTTGGGGAAAAAGAAAAAGCGCCCACCCAAGAGGGTGAGCGCGAGATAGGCTTTGATGATTTCACCTATGCCTTTTATGAAGAATCCAAAGATCTCCCTGATGAAAAGAAAAAAATGCTCCTTGAGATGGCTCGCTTTATGAAGGCAGATATCGAAAAAGAGAAAGGGTAATAGCCTATGGATAGGCTCTTAGCGCTTTATCAGAAACTCAGCCAGTCTGGAACTAAATTCTATATGTGGGATTTGAAAGACGATAAGGCTGTCACGCTAGAAATGGGCGGGACGTATGGGATATTTATGGACTTCGACAATATCCCTTCTTCTAGAGATGAGGTTGCTGTCGTTGCTCACGAAGGCGGCCATGCGTCCACAGGAGCCACGCATAAGGTATGTAGTCCATTCGATTTAGTTGAGAAACACGAGTATAAGGCTTGGAAGTGGGCCGTTCAAAATTACATATCAGAGGATGATTTAGATGAAGCTGTAGCCGATGGGTACACGGACATTTACTCTTTAGCTGAACATTTTGGAGTCCCAGAGGATTTTATGCGCAAAGCTGTCTGTTGGTACACACACGGGAATCTAGCAGCAGAATTGTATTTTTAGTAACCCAACCGCTGGAGGGCGGTAATAGAAGGAGGAATATATTATGAAGGGAAATATCAAAAGTTTTGTGTCCGGTTGCATCGTTACGGCTGCTGTTGTAGGGTTAGTTGGGTCTGCGGCGGCTACGGTTGGACAGAAAACAGTAGCCCTTGATTACAACGATATCAAAGTTACATTAGATGGTAAGCAAGTAACTCTTGTAGACTCTAATGGGCAAGCTGTAGAGCCGTTTGCCATTGATGGGACTACATATCTCCCTGTTCGCGCCGTATCTGATGCACTTGGGCTAGAGGTCGGATGGGATGGTGCTACGTCTACCGTGATCCTCAATACCCCAACCGCCGAAAAGCCGGTTTATATTACACGGACAGGCGAGAAATACCACTATGATAGCACCTGCAATGGCGGAACCTATTTTGAAGTGCCGATGCAGACGGCCGTCGATATGGGCCTCGCTCCTTGCGAGAAATGTGTAAAGTAAGGTGATTTTATGGGATTCCGCTTTCGGAAGAGCATAAAAATAGCCCCAGGAGTAAAGCTCAATCTGGGGAAGAAAAGCACAGGAATCAGTGTTGGGAATAAGTTTGGTGGCGTGTCTATTAACACAAAAACCGGAGTAACGACGAGAGTTTCTGCGCCTGGTACAGGTATGTCCTACACCTCCCGCATAGGTGGAAAGCACAAGAGGAAAAGCGCCCGCTCTTCGGTTTCTGAGCACGCCCCCATACAAAAGCCATATAAACCTTTTTACAAGCGTGCATGGTATATCGTTTTAACTATTGTCTTTTTACTGGGTGGTTTTGGTTGCATCCCTTCAAATATAGGCGCAGCAGTATGTGGCCTTTTGATTGCAGCAGCGCTGATAGCAGGAGCTATTTGCTCTGCATTAAAGCATTGATAACTAAATCCCGAGGAGGTTTATGCATGCTGGACGAAAAAGATTTGCAGGCAATCCAATCCATTATCGCGGACGCTGAACAGCGCATCACCAAAAACACCGTAATGATGATGGAAACCAAATTTGAAAAGCGGTTTAATTTGCTCGCAGAGGGCCAGAGCGCCATCCTGGAGAAACTGGAGCGCTTGGACGATATGGAGGTCATGGACACTCGGATCACCGCCCTGGAGGCTATGGTGAAGAAGCTGAATCGTGAAATGGAGAAACTGAAAAAGGCGCAATAAAAACACCGCCCCCGGTGCTGGAACACCAGGGACGGCTCACATAGGGGTGATAAGGTTTGGCCGCCATATCACCCCTCTATTTTACCAGAATGGGGGGTAAAGTAAATGGATTACATCAGAAAAACGGCTCGCTACAATGGGAAAAAGTATGAAGCTACCGGGAAAACGGAGCTGGAGGCACTGCAAAAGCTAGCGGACAAGCTGGCCGCCGCAAAGCGCGGTGAGGAAACCGTAGGCGGCTCCATGACTGTCAACGCCTGGTATAAGCAATGGCTGGAGCTCTACAAGGAGCCAAAAGGGCTCACAGCTAAATCGTTGAAAATGTACGATGAAAAGTACGATAACTATATCAAGCCCGCTATTGGTCACTTGAAATTGAAGGATGTTAAAGACGTGCACCTCCAGCGCATCCTTAACGGGCAGGCCGGGCGCTCTGCATCCCATGTAAAAAAACTGCGCATGGTGTTGCAGGAGATGTTCCGCAGGGCCAGGCAATCCCGCCTTATCCCATACGATCCCGCCGAGCTACTGGAGCTGCCCACCTATCACGAGGGGAAAAGACGCTCTATCACTGAGGACGAGCGCAAGGCCATTTTGGCTGTTGCTGAGCACCATCGGGCCGGATTATGGGTGCTCACATTGCTATATACTGGCATGAGGCCAGGAGAAACGGCAGCCCTTACTTGGTCAGACGTAGATTTCGAGCGCAACGAGATACACGTCCACACGGCGAGAGAAAGCGGCGCTAACAGCATCAAAGCCCCAAAAACAGAAGCCGGTATTCGGGACATCCCAATTCATGCCGCACTTTTCCCGTTGCTCCAGGCAGCACAACAAAAGCCATTTTCTCCTGTTTTTCTCAACGAGGCAGGGAACCGGCACACTGAAAAAACCATGCGTCGGCTTTGGCTTAATTTCAAGCGTGAATTAGATATCTATATGGGAGCGAAAGTAAAAAGAAACCAGATTATTGAAAGCGTGGTAGCAACGGATTTGACACCGTACTGTCTTCGCCACACCTTTTGCACGGATCTTCAAAGGGCTGGAGTGCCTATTAACGTAGCAAAGGAACTTATGGGTCATTCCGACATCCAAACAACTGCAAATATTTATACGCATAAAGACGGATACACTATGCACCAAGGAATCGCCCTTCTAGATGGAAGTGGTGGAAAAAGTGGTGGAAATTCAAAGTTGGCATAACATAAATATATTGAGCCGCAATTGTTTGAAGTGGTTGATACTTTCTGATTCCGGTTCTGAAGGCTGGGGGTTCGAGTCCCTTCGGGCGTACCAAAATAAAAA